TCCATGCTCCGGAATGATCTCTCGATCTCCTCATTGCCCATCCGGACACCAGCCATCAGTGACGTGACGTTGCGCAGTGCTCGCTCGTATTTCAGAGCTGCCCTCACCATCTGCACACCCATTATCATCGCGGTTAATTGAAATCCAATCATCATAAATTTGGCGCGCCGCATGAGCGTACCCATCGACCTCCGCAGCCTGGCGAAGCCACGATCCATCAGACGCATGGCACGCTGCGAGACTCGAGCTGCGCCCGCCCACGCGCGCCCGTACTTGGATACCTCTTGCGAAGCCTTCCGGAGCTTGCCAGAAGCTCGGTCGTCTACCCCGATCCTTGTGTTTACGTCTCTTGGCATTTCGCCCTCTAATCAAGAAGCTCCAGATACCCGTGAATGTCCCACCATTCACCTGTGGTATCTGGAGCCTCGTGCTCCCGGCTAACCAGTCGCCGTTCTACTTGCGCCGTGACCTGCTGCGGGCTGCCGCTCGCTTGTTGGCCTCAGCTTCCTCTTCCGATTTCCAAACCATCGCAGCGTACATAAATGCCCGCTCCGCTCTCGACAGCGCTCTGATCTCGTTCGGACTCATCTTGAACTCTAGGCACGCGGCCGCGAGCATTTGCGCGGGGCCGTATGCCCTTATCAGTTTCCCGCTGTTTCCACCTCATCATCAAACCCTGAGAGAGTCATGATTTTGTCGGCAAGCAGATCGACCTCGCCCATCAGCAAGGCCCGCTTCACCAAGTCCTCCGGCTCTCGTGTGCCGAACTTGGACGCCAACGCCTCAAACTCTGCCTTGTCGTACTTCGGCGTGAAGCTCGGCTTGACGCAGTACGTCGCCACCGTGAGACGTGCGAGCCTGCGCCCATCCACCTCTCGAGTGCGACCCTGGCCCCGCCGTGACTTCACGTAGCTCGTGCATCTCTCCACGATCCTGTCGTACTCGGCGTCATCCGTGATCGCCTGCACAACAAACAGTGCATTCAATCGCCCGATCCGGACCTCTTCCGTTGGCGGCTCGAGTGGTGCGTCAAGCAATGCTGAGAGCGGGTCAACGCTCGCATCAATCCCCAACTCCGCTCGTACCTCATCCAACTCGGACACCTCATCAGACGTGGCTTCCGCCACCGACTCGCCACGCTCTACACGCAGCGCCTCGTCAATTGTCAATCCTTCCAAATCTGCCATTGCTCAGTCCTTCCCGTATCGTCGCTTCACCGTGCTAGGCCAGAGGCGCGTAGCGGTTCAGATTCACCGAAGGATCGCCCACGATCTCGTCCGGGAACTCGATGTCCTCGAACGTGAACGGAATCTCTTCCTCGATGATCTCACCAACACGCCATCCGCCGTTGATCTCCCAGAACTTGACAGCCTTCAGCAACACCCTCTCGGTGCCGAGCGAGTCCGGATCGTCCAGCTTCACCATGAGCTGTCCAACGAACTGCAACTGACGGTCGTCCCGCATCAGCTCGGATACGCGCTTCAGGAAGGCCGTCGTGACCTTGAACTGACGCAGCGTCCCCTCACCAGCGGTTCCGGTTGCCTTGTAACCAGTCCTCCGAGTTCCGGACATCATGATCTCCTGGCGGTTGATCGTGATACGGAAGTTGACCTCCTGCACGTTCACCAGCCATTCGCCATTCTCATCGCGGACTTCCCCGAAGGAACCGTTAATGGTGTGTTCAGGAACGAGTCCCTGTTGTCCCATGTTCTACCTCTCCTTCCTATGCGCTCACGTAGACGGTCGTGAACACCTGCTCGACAGAATCGAGCGGGGTGACTCCAACCTTCACGAAGAGCTGATCGGCTGTCGGAGGATTGGCGTCGTCCAGAGCAACCGTAGCGCCTGGCTTGATAGCCCGACCCTGAATCAGTTGATCTAAGAACGCCTGACCAGCTCCGAGCAAGGACTTCCATCCATCCACGTCGTTGGTCACGTCTCCGATATACGCCTTGAAGCCCGCATCCAAGCCCTCGACAACTGCATCCAAAGTTGCAATCGTCCTGATCTTGGTGAAGCTCTTATCCTTGTCTGCGTCCGTTCCCCACGATGTGTAGGTGTTGATTCCCTTCTCAACCCGAACGGTGGAACCGTCCGTAGAGATAACACACACACCGGCCTCGAGGCTCAACCCAATGTTGGCCGTGGTCTGAGCCAGCTCGACGCTCTCGGCTCCGACGATCTCCGCAAAGGTGATCGACTTCGTGAAGCCCTTGCTCGCAATCAAGCCAGCGACTCGAGCCGCTGCCTCTTGTGCGATATACACGACACCATCAGTGTCCGTGAAGCCCGGGTGGACATACACGTTGCTGATCGAATCGAGCGTCTGTGCTCTTGTCCGTGCGGCGGCGGCTGTCTCAGCGGCAGCCCCTCCGTGAACAGCGAAGAACAACTGGCCTCCTGCGCGCCGGGCATCTGCCCATGCGGCCACAGCATTCTGGTTCGCTGCCGTCGTGTCATCATCCTGCACGTAGACATCGAACTGCTGTGCCTCGGCAAGACCCTGAGCCGCCGTGTAATCGCCCGCGATCACAGTGCCACCAGAATCTCCACCTGACAACGGAGCATCAGCTACGTCGTCCATCGTGAGGTCCGAAGCCCCTGGGATGGAAGAAATAAGATAATCACTCGTTGCATTGATCACCGTGTTGAAGGTGTCGTTCTGCTTATCCGAAGCGTAGAACGTCTCGAGCAGCGTGCCCGACTCCTTCAGCTCGATAGTCCCACCCGACACCGGATGATCGGCAACCGTGAGGGTGAAGTTGTTCGCCCTGGCCCCGTCATACTTTGCCGTGATGGTGAGCGCAGCGGCTGCAAGAGTATCGTCCAGCGTGGCCGTAGCCGCGGCTGCCGATGATCCTGCGATCCTATGCGCCAAAACGGTCGCTGCTCCTCCACGCAGAGCCTGCTTGATCAGTTTCGTGATCGACAGACCCGTGCCGTAGACAAGTTCGGCTCCACCTTCAGAGGTGATTGTCTCGAACGTATCCACTGGTCCCCAATCAGCGCGGCCAACGATCAGCACCACTCCGGAATTGCCTGCTTCGAGCAAGTCAATGGCCTGAGCAATGAGATTGAAATACGCGCCAGGTCGGGTTTGCGGGGAGACTACATCGCCCTGCGTCCATGTTCCGCCTGACATTAGCCCTCCTTTTCTTGCTTGACTGGCATGTTCAGGTACTGATCAATCCCGTGAGCAACTTGTGCCTTCGTAGCCTTGGACGGAATCAATCCCGCCGACGCAGCTCCGACAAACACCTGCACCCCAACACCGAACATCTGCTCGACATAGGGTTTGAGCTGAGCGTGCGTGAACACCTGCTCCGCGGCCACCGGAACCGCTTCGCCCTCAGCTACCTCTTCGGCCACAAACTCGAGCTGTGGTTCTTCCGGAGTCGTCCCCGGCATGAGCACAGCGTCAATCTGAGACTGAATCATTTTGTTGGTGAAGGTTTCATCCAGACCCTCGATACCGAGAGCTGCCGCCTCCGCCAATAAGTCTTCTTTCGCCAACTAGACCACCTCCACTGTTTTCGTGACCGTCCCGATCTCGCGCACCGGAGCAATGCCTGGCTGCGCAATGCGGACAGACTCGACCAGCGTGCGGAAACTGACAATGCCGTTGAACACACCATCCGCGGCCGGGTGCTCCATCATCCGAGATTGCACTTGATTGTGCGGGACGCGGAGGTAGCGGTTAGCGAAGAACACGCTCGAGGTTGGTGGCGAAGCTCCCCCGCCGACCAGAGAAGTGATGTCGTGAAACACAGAAAGACGGGAACCGGGATCGGCCACCGTCGTCTCCAACGTCTCTGCGTCTAACACTCCTGCGTACACGCGGTACTCCTTCGCCACCGGGACCGCCCTGGGCCACGGTGTCCATGACACTCGTATTGCTGAATCCAATGCCACCGTGAGTTGCACCGTATTGCTCAACAAGGACTCCTCGTCCTCGTGATTCACGGCGCTCACACCTACCGACACCTGACCGGCGGGCAATGAACCCAGTCCTGGCAGCTCCTCAATCGTGATATCTGGATACTGCCAACCCCAAAGATACAGCGGAACCCGCCCTACCTGCAACAACCTCTGCCGTATTTCTGCCACCTGGCGTTTCGTGTCCCAGAAGTCCTCGGTCAGAATCTCGATCTGCCAGTCCGTCTCGTCCATCGTGAGCGACCGGCCCCGGTCCACCGGGTTGCGATCAATCTCCTTCAGCACGTAGGCAGGACGGGTGAAGTCTGCCGGTGCTCGCTGCAAGAAGATGTCCCGGCCATTCACCGTGACCATCTGATTCAGCCACCTTCGCAAAGAACGAATCTCGTGCTCGTCCAGTGCGATAGTCGGAGTGCGTACTTCGTAAGTCATTACCAACCGCCCTTCGCAATCGCCCTGTCGATGTGCTTGGCGATGGTGTCACCCAACATCCGCTCCGTGACGTTGGCTGCCTTCTGCATGAAATGATATCCCTCGAACGTGAACGGATGGACGTACCGGAATCCCTTGGCCCCTTTGATATAGGCCACATGACCCACACCCATCGTGAAGCCATACTCCATGTACGGTGCGTACTCGACGTTCGTGCCTACCGTGACCCAGTAACCCACTCCCTTGGCGAATGTCTCCTCCCACACACCATCCGGCCCGTGGCCGATGCTCGCCTCCAACCGTCCAGTATCCACCGGAGCACCAATCTTGGCCTCCCGCTCGAAGAATAACGAAGCCTCCGTGACCGCGCCCCGCATTGCCATCGGGAACCACTTCTCAGCCAGGATGTCCATGTCCGTCGCCAGCTTCAGCACTTCGGTGTAATCGAACGTGACAGCAATCACTTGGACTCCTTCGCTCCCTGCATCTGCACCTCGAGGTGACCCGCGCCTCCCGGCGTAGGTGCCGTGCGAACCACAGACACTTCCCAGCGGCCCCGATCCATTCCTCCGATACTGACCACACCAACATCGTCCTGCTGGATGTCTGCATTCGCCGCACACATGAACATGGCGCGCCGATCAGCATACGGGATCGACTGGCTCCGGAACGGCTCATCCTGCGTCCGGACCTCCAGCTCATCGAACCACCCAGCCACCACCACAACGGAGTCTCCATAGATCGGCGTGCCGTCCTCGGTGCCGGTGCGCGTCTGCCGCGTGATCGTGTAGGTGCTGTTGAAGTTCGCTGCCAGAGTCATGGTCTACACACTCGGGAATTTCTTGAAGGACTCGTAGGTGTCGGAGTCCAACGCCACCCGATCTGGGTCTGCGCTCGTGACCACGTACTTCTGATCCAAGTCCGTCTCTTCCCCGTCATACCACGGAGTCGGCGTGAACACCTCTGTGGTGACTGTCTCCACCGGAGTGTCCCCATCATCCAACCCAAATGGGCACATCAGAGCCTTCACATTTGTGGGAACCTCAGCACCAGCCTGCTGCATGATCTCAACAGCCTTCTCCGACTTCTGATAGCTGTAGCTCCCGATCTTCTCCCTGATCGTTCCCGTGAGCGCAGTCAAGTTCGCCGGGTCTTGCACCACGTTCAGGAACTCGACGTACAGTCGCATCGCCATCGGAGCGATCTCGATGAAGTCCGTATCCGTCTCATCGAACGGCCCGCACTCGTTCTGAATCATGTAGTACGCCTGGTTGATCATCTCCTGAATGTAGAGAGTGTCCAGAGCTGC